GGTCGGCATCTTTTTGGTCGCCGCCGCAACGTCGCGCATGATCTCGGCCATCTTGCGGAGGTTGCCGTTCGCGTCCACCGCCTCCACGCCCACGTCCCGCAGGACGTTCTGCACCTTCACGTCGGCGAACTGGACGTAGGCCTTGCGGAGGGCCGTACCCGCGAGCGACCCCTTGATGCCCATGTTCGCCATGATGCCGAGGGACGCGCACAGCTCGCCGATGTTCTCGCCGGCGGCGGCGGCCTGCGGCCCGGCCATCTTGAGTCCCTCGAAGAGGTCGGTCAAGGTCTGCGCCGATCCGTTCGCCGTCGCCGTGAGGATGTCCGCGACGTGCGTCATCTTCCCGGCCTCGAGCCCGAAGATGCGCAGGGAGTTCGCCGCGATGTCGGCGGACTCCGCAAGCTCCGTCCCCGTGGCGCGGGAGAGGTTCAGCACGGACGAGATCGAGGCTTCGATCTCGGAGGGGTCGAAACCCATCCGCCCGAGCGCGATCATCGCGTCAGCGACCTGCTGCGCGGTGAAGGACGTCTCCCGCCCCAGCCTCTGCGCCGTCTGCGTCAAACTCTCGAAGGCGTCGCCAGCCGAGGACGTGACCGCCTGCACGAGGCGCATCTTGTCGTCGAAGCCGGCAAACGACTTCTCGGCGAGCGCGAACGGAAGCGACAGCGCCCCGCCCAGCGCCATAATGTCGCGCCCCAGCCCCTGGCAGGACTTCCCGAACGCCTTTAGCTGGGACTGCGCCGAGTCGAGGCTCTTCTTGAGCTTCGACGTCTCGGCGGTCACCTCAACGTAGGCGCGTCCGGCGCGTATGTTGGCGTTTGCAGACATCCCGCTAACTCTTCCTCTCCTTGATGAACGCGGCCTTGAGAGCCGCGAGCATTTCCTTTCCCTTGAGAACCGGCACGGGCGGCCTGGGCGCGAACGGATTGAAGTCCGCCGGGCTTGCCGCCTTGCCTTTCTTCGGGTCCCGCATAAGGTTGACCGCCAGAGCCATCAGCGAGGCGGTCTGGCTCCACTCGAACTTGCCGCGCCCCTCCACCATCCACACGAGCTCGCGCAGGGTGAAGGGATCGGGGTTCACTCCGAGGATGCCGGCGAACTCGCAGACGAGCGCATCGACTCCTCGACGCGCCGCTCCAGCTCCGGGTCCTCCAGCGCCTTTTCGAGCGCGACCGTCATCTCCCCCGCGTACTTCCTCGACAGTTCCACCGCCTTTTTGAGGAAGAGGCGCTTCGCTCCGGGGAAAAAATCGACGAGCTCGTCGAGGAACGCCCTTGTGGCGTCCTCGATTGCGTCGCCCGCGAGGGAGCGGCCGAACTGCTCGTCGGTCACGCCCGCCGCCTTCGCCTCCTCCTCGACGCACACCCAGAGGATGTCCACGAGGAGGCAGGGGTCGTTGGCGATGCGGTCGACGAGGTCGACCTTCACCTTGCCGCCCGCGTCGAGTGCGATCACGTTCACCAGATCGACGCCGAGGTTCGCGCGGATGCGCTTCATCTGGAGGACGTTGAGCGTCACGCTCCACGTCCGTCCTTCGCAGTCCTTGAACGTTCTCATCGTCAGTCCCCCCCGTTAGTGCCCGCTCCCGCTCACCCACGCGGGAGCGCGGGAGACAAGGGTCGGCTTGCAGGTGACCGACACCTTCAGCGCCTCCTCCAGGGGTTCCGAACGAGAGAACGACGTCACGACGAAGTCCGCGTCGAGGCCGTTTCCGTCGCCGTCCGACACGAAGAGCGACAGGGCGGAGTTGTTGAAGTACGCCTGCTGGATCGCGGTGAAGCCGCTGTCGGCCGTGTCCCAGATCATCTCGAACTCGACCGACGCCTCCTTGAGCGTGGCCGCCGTGATGCGCCAGCCCTCGGCTGCGCGCGTGGTGATGTCCGCCTCGCCCGTCTCGAGGTTCAGCGTGACGTCCGTGACGTTAGACATCTCGCTGGTGGCCTTCGATCCGGCCGCCCCGTGGAATATCTTGGCGTCAAGACCAAGTTTGTATGCCATTTCGATTTACCTTTCTGTGGTGTTCATTTCACCGCGTCCTGCCACATCCGGGCGAGGCGCGGTGCGGATTCTTTCAACGACGGCCCCATGAGAGGCCGCTTCGGGTAGCGTTCGCGCTTGTACGCGCCGCCGAATTCGTGCGCGGACATCGAGGTGCCGACGAATCTCTCCGACGGTCCGATCGCGACGCTCTGTTGCCGCTTCTCGACCCCGAAGAGAATCCCGCGCTTGAGCGCGCCCGTGCGGCTGTGCGGCGGCGTTCCGGCTGCGGACGGCCTCTCGGACGTCTTCACCTTGCGCCGCGCCACCGTGCGCACGTATGCGCCCATGCGGCGGAGTATCTCGACAGACGCCTTTGCGACGCGGGCGACGAGTCCGTCCCTGTCGAACTCGATCTCACTCCTCATTGCGATGCACCGAGAGGAAGGTCAGTTCGACCACGCCGGTGAACTGACGCCTTTCGCGCAGGTGTTCCGGCGAATAGAGCGGATTGCACTCCGCCTTGACGCACCGCACACCCGCAACCCACTTGTGCAGGAACCGCCGCCCGGTGGAAACGACCTCGCGCACGAGCGCGGGAACGTCGTCCTCCGTGCATTTCTTGAGCAGTCCCACCTGCACCTTGAGGCGGTCTTCGAGGTAGTCGCGGGCGTTGGGCTTCGTCTCGATCCCTGCGGGGACCACGACGATGCGCTTCTCCTTGATACCCTTGAGGTCGAACTCCGGCGCGAACATGAGTTCCGCGCCGTCGCCGATCTCCTCGGCCACTCCCTCCGCAAGCTCGATGATGTCAGCCATGCGCGTACCTCACGAGCTCGAAGATGAGCGTTCCTACCGCCGAGAGCAGCGAGATGATCGCCGCGCCCATCGCCGCGTGGAGGGTCTTCTGCAAACCCGTCGCCGTGGCGCAGGGCGGCGTGTGGTGCGCCTTGTCCGCGAAATGCATCTTCACCATGCCTTTCAGCTCGGCGATGTCCATCCGCGCCCTTGTCACGCTTTCCCACAGCTCGGGGAAGCCCGGAGGCATCCCCGCGTCGTGAGCCCTTTCCGTTTCCGCGCTCATTCGTCGCCTCCCGTGTACTTCGTGTGGACCCTGATTGCCGTGCGGTAAGGATCGCTCCATCTCCACACAGGTTCATTGTTGGGCGCGAGGACTTCATACACGCCGCCGTCGAACACGACCTCGTCGCCAGTCTGCGGCTCGAGATCGAGATCTCCGGCGGGGATGATGAAGTCCCGCGTCTCGGTGCGCACCCACGCACCATAGTCGTTCATGGAGCGGAACACCGTCCTCCCCACGACCGCCTTAACCCGGCGTTCATCCGTTCCGCGACGGTAGGTCGCATCAACGGCGAGAAGGTCAATCTGCGAAGTGCGGAGCGCGTCGATGCCGGTTCGGATCATCAGGCGAGTCCCTGCGCGAGGCGGACGTTCACGGTCGCGTCGGACGCCGTGGCCGCCGTGACGGCGTGGCCGAACTTGACCGCGCCGGACGCGCCAGCCGCGACCACCTTGCCTGTGGCGGGATCGACGGACACGACGTCGCCCATTGCGACAGCCGCGCCTCCCGTGGCGATCTCGTACACGCCCACGACCGCGAGCGCGCCGAGTTCGCCTGCCTTGATGTCGAGCTTCGCCACTCCGACGAGGCTTCCGATCTTGATGATGTCGCCTGCGGCGACGTCCGCTTCGGGGATGTAGTCGATGGACTCACCCCTCTGTACATAACGGGCTTTCATGATGTGTGCCTTTCTGGTGAATTGAGGTTGATGGTTAAATGGCGGGGCGGACGGGGAAGGAAAAACAAGCAAAAAGAAACCCGTCCGCCCCGCCGGAGATTTACGCCGCCGAGCCGGTCGCCTTGAGCATCCCGCGATGATCCTGCTCGCGGATGCCGATGTCGAAGAACACCCGGAACCAGATGCCGAGGACGTTGAAGTCCAGGTCGCCGCGCTCCACCGTCGGGGTGCGCTTGCCCTTGAGATAGCCGATCTCGAAGGTGTCCACGACGCCGGGCTTGCCGAAGAGGTACCAGGACGCCTCGGAGGAGCCGGCGTACTTCGAGTTCGAGAGGTACGGGCTGGAGACGATGCGGAGGTTCTCGTCGGCGAGGACGTTGATCGCGGGGCGGACGACGTTGTCGGGGCCGCCGCTCATGATGAGGGTCGTGCCCTGCGTCAGCTCCTGCGCGAGGAACTTGAGCGAGGTCGGGACGAGCAGGATGCTCGGCTCGACGTTGATGGGCTGGCCGTCGGAGTCCACCTGGTCGGTGAACGTCTGGATCGCCTTCTTGAGCGAGTCGGCGGAGAGCGCCGAGCTTGCGCCGGAGAGGAGGTTCTTGTGGTCGCGCCCGAAGAGCGGCTTGCCGTCCACGCAGGTGGGGTTGGCCATGAGCCTCTTGAAGAAGAGCTGGTCGACGAGGCGGGCGGCGCGGTTGCCCATCGCCGTCGGCACCTTGAGGAACGCGCCGAGGTCGTCGTTGATGATCATCTTGCGCGTGAGGCAGAACTTCTTGGCG